TTACCTTCTTTTACTTTTCTTTTCGATTTCTTTCATTTTACTTTTACTGATGAATTGGAAATCAGTGTCGAATCCGCAGGTTTTGTGAAGGTCATCCGTTAGCTTATTTCTGATATATGTTGGCGTAAATCCCTGGCCTTCAAGGTCGACGAAATTCATTTCTTTCATTGTTTTCAGGATTTCTTCACAGGTATACTTGTTATCCAACTGTTTCTCTAATAAGCGGTAGCTTAACAGTGCCAGAAAACAGATTAGGAAATGTGCTTTGATGCGGTCTTCACGCTGCACATAAATCGGTCTTGCAGAAAAGTCTGTTTTCATGATCCGAAAACATTCTTCTATCTGCCATCTTTCTTCACTGACTTTCAAGATATCTTTGACTTCATCGTCCAGCAGGTCGGTACTTACTGCATAAAGACCATCATATTTAGCTTCTTCAGCGACTTTTGCTTCATCTGGATAATAATGGATGTCAGCAACTTCTCCGTCCTTCGTGGATGCACCCTTCCCGATGAATCTGGCAGGATCATTTGGATTTTTACGGTTCTTTTTTAGGCTGCCATTCTCAAGCATGGCCTTTGCCCTGTCTACTTGAGCCTGACGGATTGCCTGTTGATAGGCTGCATATTTAGGAGAATAGGTAACAATCAGTCTCTGGTCAAGATTTCCGCTAACGTAAGGGATTTCTTTATAGTAAAGTTCGTTTGAACCATCATCACTGATATCTTCAAAAGTAATCTTCCTGTTATCGGAGAGTCTTTTGAATCCATCTTTGTTAAGGGCAACAGCTTTATCTTCAGTACGGAGCTTTTTGATTGACTGGGTAACAATAAAAGCACGTTTTCCCATGTGATTGAAGTTACGGTTAGCCTGTGATGCCAGACCGGCATCACTGCAGTAAATGAACTTATCGCATCCGAACTGCTGGAGGATTTTTGCCTCCAAAGGTTTCAAGGAAGTCTGTTCATTCTGATTCCCCGGGAAAACGGAGAAAGCCAGAGGAATCCCATCTCCATCAATGAACAATCCCATCTGAACGATTGGATTAGGGCGGTGTTCTTTGCTTTTCCCATATTTTTTCATGCCGTCTTCCTGTTCGATTTCAAAGTAGAAGTTCGAACAGTCATAGTATAAGATCCGGGAATTACGTTCTTCCAGGAAGTTACTGTTCTTGAATACTTCTGATTGAATGAAATCACTTTCAGCGGCAAGTATACTTAATGCGCGATAGACATCATGCAGTTCATAGGACGGCGGCTCCAGAAATTCCTGAGCAGCATGGTAGGCAGATTCTTTGCTTTGAGGATCCAGAATCCGGTTATAAATCAGGTCAGAGAGGATAGCGTTGAGGTCAAACTGATATTTGTGTCTGGACTTAATTTTGCGGCAGGTTTTATCAAGCCGGAGTCCATAATAAATGGATTGAGCAAAAAGATATCCGCCTTGAAAGAATCCGTATGTGATGCGGTTCATCCGGTATACGGAAAGCCCGTACAGGGGCGTGTATGTTTCCATTGCAAGATGGGCGAACCAGCCGGGGATGTTCAAGAGGCTGAGTTTAAGGAGTTTGCCGAGCATAATGGCAGACAGAGTGCCTGTTACCGTTATCTGGAGGATTTCGAGCGGCAGTTTCCGGAGGTTAGGTTGCTTATTTTTATGAACTACGGTTTGTCAGTCCAGAAAAGAATAGGAATAAATCGGAAGTCTGAAATGGTGTGGCCGAAGAATGGGATTATGCCATTTTTAATAAATAATAGCCGCAAGGTTCGGAAAAAGAGCTTTTATGACTGAAATGATGCAGCAGGAGGGAGGTGTGAACAGTGGCACAGAGCGGAAGAAAGCCAAAGCCGACAGCGGTAAAGGTGCTGGAAGGGAATCCGGGGAAACGGAGTCTGAACAGGCAGGAGCCGAAGCCGGAAAAGAAAGCTCCCAGATGTCCGGCCTGGCTGGAGGATGAGGCGAAGAAGGAATGGAAGCGGATGGCTAAACAGATGGAGCAACTAGGGGTTCTGACGGAGATTGACATGGCGGCTTTTGCCGGATACTGCCAGGCGTATGCCCGGTGGAAAGAGGCAGAGGAATATATCTCTGAGCATGGGACGGTCATGAAAGCGCCGTCTGGTTACTGCCAGCAGGTTCCGTAGGTGTCCATTGCCCAGACCTATTTGAAAATCATGAACCGTTTCTGTGAACAGTTCGGGCTGACCCCTTCTTCCCGGAGCAGGATTGTGGCGGAGAGGATAAGTAAAGCGATGCCATGGAGCTGCTGCTGTACAAAGGCGGTGGCCGCTGATGTTTGATGAGGCAAAGTCGGATCATGCGGTGCAGTTTATTAACTGTTTGAAACATACCAAGGGGATATGGAGAGGGCAGCCGTTTGAACTGCTCCCCTGGCAGGACAGGATCATGCGGGATGTATTCGGGACGGTGAAGGAGAATGGATACCGCCAGTATAATACGGCTTATGTGGAGATTCCGAAGAAAAACGGGAAGTCGGACCTGGTTGCGGGGGTGGCACTGTATATGACCTGCGGGGACGGAGAATGGGGTGCGGAGGTTTACGGCTGTGCTTAGGACCGCTAGCAGGCTTCCATTGTCTTTGATGTGGCGGTAGATATGGTGGACCAGTGCCCGGCGCTGAAAAAGCGGATCAAGCCTGTGATGTCGGTGAAGCGGCTGGTATACCAGCCCACTAACAGCTTTTACCAGGTGCTGTCGGCGGAGGCATATACAAAGCACGGCTGAATGTCCATGCGGAGATTTTTGATGAGCTGCACAGCCAGCTGAACCGGGAGCTGTTTGATGTCATGACGAAAGGTTCCGGGGATGCCAGGACGCAGCCGCTATTCTTTCTGATTACCACGGCGGGGACTGACCGGCATTCGGTGTGCATTGAGCAGCACCAGAAGGCGGAAGATGTCCTGCTTGGCAGGAAGATTGACCCGACATTTTATCCGGTGATCTATGGGGGGCCGGATGATGCGGACTGGTCTTCGGAGAAAGTCTGGCATCAGGCGAACCCGTCTTTGGGGTATACTTATATTGATTCCCTGGGGAAGAAGTTCCATATCAAAGAGATTGCTTGTGACCGATGGAGAGCGGTACAGATAGTGCAGAACCTGGAAGGGCTGGGTTTTACGGTGGTTCCTTTCGGGCAGGAGTTTAAGGATATGTTACCGCCCAGTAAGGAACTGATGAAGCTGACGCTGGAGCAGAAGCTGGCACACGGAGGCCATCCGGTGCTTAGGTGGATGATGGACAATATTTTTGTACGGACGGACCCGGTGAGGAATATCAAGCCGGATAAGGAGAAGTCCACGGAGAAGATTGACGGGGCGGTGGCAGCGGTGATGGCGCTTGACCGGGAAATACGGAATGGCGGGAGTTAGGGGAGCGTGTATGATGACAGGGGAATTCTGAGCTTTTAATACACAATAATTGATGTTATAATGAATGTGATTAGAAGATGAAACAATATTTGAATGAGAGCGCAAAAGAAGATGGATTTTCTTCTTGTCTGCATTATGGGAGAAACAGATGAAAGAAAAATGGGGCAGAATAAAATGGGAGATAGTAATTACTTTTGTAATTAGTTTGACCAGTATATTTGTAGCAATAAAAGCAAACAACATATCGAAAATGCAGGCAGAAATTGCTCGAAATTCTGCATTGCCTATGATTGAAGTTGAACAGAAGATTAAAGAAGGTAATGATATTGGTTGGGAAGAGAGTAGTGTAATAGAGATATCTAATCTTTCAGGAAAGATGAATAATTATCAGGCAGAGGTAGTTACATTTTTAAGTTGTGGGTATTTTGCTGATGAAGTAGCAGAATATGAGGTTTTTGATATTCCAATTGAGAATTATTATTTGTTAAATACAAAAGAGAGTACAGCAGCAGGTATAATTGAGAGAAAAGATTCTATAGGTAATTATGCTAAAGTAAAAAAATTGAATGAGGCAATTTTGCAGTTCAATAAAGAAAATCAAGAAGGAAAAAGTATTGATGCTCGGCTCCAATCATATTTGAAAGTCAGCTATCTAGATTTACTTAATGAAAAACAGGTGTTATATTATTCACTTGATACGATAGATGTAAAAGTGATCGATTCTGATATAGGTGAAATGCAATTTGATAAATATAACAGATTAACAGAGGGCGATATTGGTATAAATACGAATAGGCTTGAAGAAGTGTCAGTTGAAGAAGTGCTTGATACCATTGAGGAGATATTAAGTTTAGATACTGTTGATTTAGCAAATCAGGATATAGATGTATTGGAGGAAAGCAAAATGAATATATTAAATGAGCCAATTACCAATACTGTTATTGGTGCTGTTATAGGTTTTGTTGCATCAGTACTTGGTGGATGGATAGTTTATAGGCGAGAAAAAAGAAATCGAGAAAGTTTTGCAGCATCAGTATTGTATAATGATTTAAGGAGCATAGAAAGGTATTTGGCATATGAAAGAAGCTCTGTAAATTTAAGATACTCAGAAGAGTGGCAACGTATAGTAGCAGAGTGTCCGTTTTTTAATGCCGAAGACATTGAATGGATATATCAAATCTATGATGAGGTCTACAATTATAATTATCATTATAGATGCAAGGAACAGCTAGGGACAGCAGTTAGAAAAGAAGATATATGTTCATATACAAAATTAATAAATAAGATGTTTGATACAGCTAAAGGATATCTTGACTTTAAAAAGTATTCTGAAAAATATGATATGGTAATAAAAAAATTGCAAAAAAATAAGAAATAATGTAAACTAAAATTGATGGATAATTGTAATATTTAGAACAGCATCTCTTCAGAGGTGCTTTCTTTTTACCCATTTTTAAGGAGCATTCCTGTAATTCAGAAATAACGCCAATTGAATAAAAAAGAACCTCAAGGTATGATTGAGTTGCATCTTGGCGGATGTAAACAAAACAATCAAAACCGGAGGTTCATAATGAATTTAACACAGAATGACAGATTAAAGCAAGTAACATTTGACACTCTTATTGTTGGAGTTGATGTTGGATCAAAAACATACTTTTGCAGAGCTTTTGACTGGAGAGGTTTTGAACTCTCCCACAGCGTGTTTAAGTTTAGCAATACGGGGATGGGATTTCTTACTTTCCTTAGATGGACTGAAGAACTCATGAATAAAACCGAAATGAAAAAGGTTATTGTTGGCTGCGAGCCTACCGGTTGCTACTGGCTTACATTCCAGAAGTTTTTACAGGACCATGACATTCAGCTTGTGACTGTGAATCCGTTTACAGTAAACAGAAGCATGGAACTGGATGATAACAGTCCGGAAAAGAGTGACTTAAAGGACCCCAAGACGATTGCTCATCTTGTGAAAGATGGGCGGTATTCGACTTCTTATCTTCCGAGTGGAGTGTATGCCGAAATTAGAGAGGCTTCTGTCTGCAGAGACCAGATCATGAAGCAGCATATACGTCTGTCAAATCAGATACAGGGATGGCTCCAGAAGTTCTTCCCGGAGTATTTAGAGTGTTATGCCGATTGGGATTCAACCAGCGGACTCATGCTTTTAAAAGAGGCACCGCTTCCAGAGGATATCCTGAAAATCGGTGCAGGTGGAATCAATCAGATATGGCGTGATGCAAAAGTGCGTGCGGCAGGAATAAAGAGGGCACAGATCCTGATAGAAGCCGCACAGAACAGTGTAGGATTGGAAGCAGGTGAAGCCGCAAGGCTGGAAATCTGGGTTCTGGTAAATGACTACATCCTGAAAGCAGAACAGCTAAAAAGGCTTGATGAATACCTGGAAGAAAAAGTAAGAGAAGTACCAAATGTGGAGAAACTGCTCGCCATAAAAGGAGTAGGGATGAGTACTGTGATTGGCTTTATTGCAGAGGTGGGTGATATCGGACGTTTTACTGACCCAAAGCGGATACAGAAGCTTGCCGGACTGGAGATAGTCAAGAAAAGCTCCGGCAAAAAGAAAGGACAGCCAAGAATCAGTAAAAGGGGCAGAAGAAAACTGCGTAGGACGATGTACGAATCGGCAAGAGCACTGATGAACTGGAATCCGGCATTTCAGGATGTGTTCCTTTATTACCGAAACAGGACACGGAATCCACTGGGTGGAATGCAGGCAAAGATAGCAGTTGCGTGCAAAGCGATTCGAGTATTCTACGTGGTATTACAAACAGGCTGTGACTTCGATGAGGAGAAGTTCCGAAAGGACATCATCAGGCCGGAAGCATCCTGAACACAAAAGCACATACTGTAGCAGAAAACGTCCGCCAAGGATTCAATTGGTGCTGGATTACAGGAGTGCTCTCTAGCAATGACAAAGCAGAGCGAAGCCGCTAAGACATAGTTTATAGGGGCAAGACCCTGATAAGGAGCAGAAGCGGCACCCCACTATGGGCAGGCTGGACGAAGGAATTTAGGTCTCGGCGAGAAGCCGGATGAACCTGTTAGACATGAGAGGTTAGCAGCCATAGGGAAGAATGGGACACAGATTCGCCTTCATAAAAAAAGGATGACGTTTTATTTCGTGTACCTTTCTGACCGGAAAACGAAGTGCATTGTAGCTGAAATGACACAGTTTTCGCCCGTTAAAAGATGCTTTGGAGTTGTTGTAACTTTATAAACCATTGCACAAATGGCTAAAACAAAGGCTTTTTTGTGCAAAATAAATAAGAAAGTATAGAGAGGATCCTATGAATTTCAAATCCATTTTAGGTATCCGGGAAGCGAGGGATAAGTCAAGGGACAGTTACGGCGGTCCGGGTTATTCCTTTTTCTTTGGGAGGAGTATCAGCGGGAAAACGGTGAATGAGCGGACTGTCATGCAGACCACGGCGGTGTATTCCTGTGTGCGGATTTTGTCGGAGGCTGTGGCTTCCCTGCCCATCCATGTGTACCGTTATACGGACACCGGGAAGGAAAGGGTATATGGCCATCCGCTGTATCATCTGCTGCATGATGAACCGAATCCGGAGATGACTTCCTTTGTGTTCCGGGAGACTTTGATGAGCCATCTTTTGATTTGGGGAAATGCTTATGCGCAGATTATCCAGGACGGGAACGGGAGGGTGCTGGCGCTGTATCCGCTTCTGCCGGATAAGATGGAGGCGGACCGGGATGAGAACGGGTAGCTTTATTATATCTATACCCGGAACAGTGACGAGAACCCGAACTTCGAGGAATATGGCAGGGTATATCTGCGGGAGCAGGATGTGCTGCATATTCCGGAGCTGGGGTTTGACGGGCTGGTTGGATATTCCCCCATTGCCATGGCGAAGAATGCGGTGGGGATGACGCTTGCTTGTGAGGAGTATAGGGCTTCCTTCTTTGAGAACGGGGCGAATCCGGGAGGGGGTCTGGGGCATCCGGGGGTGCTGAAAGACCCGGCGAAAGTGAGGGAGAGCTGGCAGTCGGTGTACGGCGGTAGCAGGAACGCCGGGAAGGTAGCGGTGCTGGAGGAGGGGATGAAATACCAGCAGATTGGCATCCCGCCGGAGGAGCCGCAGTTTCTGGAAACAAGAAAATTCCAGATCAATGAGATTGCAAGGCTATACCGGATTCCGCCCCACTGGTGGGGGATTTGGATATATCCAGCTTTTCCAACATTGAGCAGCAGTCTTTGGAGTTTGTGAAGTACACTTTGTTACTGCCTCAGGAGAAGAAGGAGTATTTTGTGAAGCTGAACGTGGACGGACTGCTGCGCGGTGATTACCAGAGCCGGATGGTGGGGGATTCCGTGGGGCGGCAGAACGGGTGGCTGTCAGCCAATGATATCCGGGAGATGGAGGATTTGAACCTGATTCCAAAGGAAGAAGGCGGGGATTTGTACCTGATTAACGGGAACATGACGAAGCTGGAAGATGCGGGGCTGTTTGCAGGGAAGAGACAGGAACCACAAGCAGGGTAGAAATGCGGGGGCATAGATGGAAGGATGCTGATGAGGGAGAACAAATAAACGGACATTCTTTTCACGGATTATTTGTACTGTGACTGCGGTATGTTGGGGTGTATGGCTGAAAATGTGAACAGGAAACGATAAGTAGAAATGACAGGAGCCAACAGGCGGGTAAAACCATCTGCTGGCTTTCTTTTTGTAGAAATTCAGGAAGCGGGGTGCAGGGATGAAGCGGAAGTTCTGGAGCTGGGTAAGGAATGAGGCGGAAGAGGAGCGGATTCTGGTGTTGAACGGGGAGATTTCGGATGAGACCTGGTATGGGGATGAGGTAACTTTGGAGCTGTTCCGGAAGGAGCTGGATGTCGGGACGGGAAACATTACGGTCTGGATCAATTCTCCGGGCGGGGATGTGTTTGCGGCGGTGCAGATTTACAACATGCTGATGGAGTACAGGGGGGATGTGACGGTGAAGGCGGATGCGCTGGCGGCTTCGGCGGCCTCCGTGATTGCCATGGCAGGGACTATGGTGCTGATGAGTCCGGTTGCCATGATGATGATCCACAATCCCATGACCATTGCCATCGGGGATTCCAAGGAAATGCAGAAAGCCGGGGAGATGCTGGATGAGGTAAAGGAAAGCATTATGAATGCCTATGAGATTAAGACCGGGCTGAACCGGACAAAGATTTCCCACCTCATGGATGCGGAGAGCTGGTTCAATTCGAAAAAGGCGGTGGAGCTGGGGTTTGCAGACGGGATTCTTAATACAGAGAAAAGTACGGAAGATATGGCAAAGGGAACAGAAGTGGAGGACATGATGTTCTCCCGGACAGCGGTGACAAATTCGTTGTTATCGGAGCTGATTCCAAAGCCGAAAGGGACTCCTGTGGAGCAATTGGAGAAGAAGCTGAATTTATTAGCACATTGAAAATGGAGGGCTGTTATATGAGCAAGGTCCTGGAATTAAGGGAAAAGAGAGCGAAAGCATGGGAGGCGGCACAGGTGAATGCCCAGAAAGATGTTTTCTTTCTTATTCCTTATTGTTCCGAAGTGGGAGGGATGGATACGGAGCATTACCGTGTGAAGTTCCGGGAGCGGATTTACAATATCACATTCCTTGATAAAGTGAAATATCAGAACCAGACGCTGAAGCTTCGGACTTCCCTTGCAGAGAGGTAAAAAGAATGGCAGATCAGAGAGTGACGGTGGATGGGATGGCGGATGCCATCATGGAAGGACTTTTAGAATATGTGGAACTTGCCACGGATACGATGAAAGACTGTGTGAAAAAGGCGGGTAATAACGTGAAAAAAGAAACACAGGAAAATGCCCCGGTAAAGTCCTGGCGGTAGAAGAAAAGCTGGACAGTGAAGCGTCAGAAAGAAACTTCTACCATGCTGGAAGTAGTGGTACACAGTAAGAATCGATACCAGTTGACACATCTACTGGAAAAAGGTCATGCTAAGCGTGGGGGCGGAAGGGTACGGGCTATCCCACATATCGGTCCTGCGGAGGAGAAAGGCATCCGCGAACTGGAGGAAGGTATCAGAAGGGGGCTGTCCAGATGAGCCATGGGGAAGTGATGAAGATGATGGAGGAAATGGGACTGCCTTTTGCCTATGACTATTTCGTGGAAGGGGAATCGCCAAAGCCTCCGTTTCTTGTGTTTTTGTACCTGAAAGCAGATAATTTTTCGGCAGACGGGATTGAGTATTATATCATTGCCAACAACATGGGGTATGTCGGGGACTTAGAGCTGGCTTTGATACCGGAGAGTTTCCGCACGGATGTGCTGAAAGAGGAGGCGGACACCAATGAGGTGCTGGTGGAGAACGCCAATGTTGAGACGGGGGCTTTTGCCCCGCTGCTTGAGTTTGACGGGGATATCCGGAAGAACCGGCATGTGCTGTATAACTGTTCCGCTAGCTGCCCGAAGATTGAGGACAAGACCAATGAGGAGAGCCGGGAGGTGCAGACAGAGACGCTGACGGTGAAGGCGAGGCCCATGGCGGACGGGTATGTGAAGGCGAAGACGGGGAATAAGACGGCACAGACCACTTATGACGGGTGGTATCAGAAGGTGTATCTGCCCACGCCGAAGGAGGAGGTTCCGGCGGAGGAAGGACAGGGGTAAGGGATAGAATCCCGTGAGGGGACATCATAGGCAGAGGACATAGTATAGGAGGGAGTCCCGCAGGAGAAGCCTTGATCTGCAGAAAGCATTAAGCAGTGCGGAGGAAAGGACATGAGCATTTGCAGGAAGATTGAGATTGACGGGCAGGAGGTGCTGTTTAAGACATCGGCTGCTATTCCGAGGATTTACCGTTTGAAGTTTCAGAGGGATATTTATAAGGGTTTACGGGTATTGGAGCAGAGCATTGGGGAAGGGAATGAGGAGAGTTCCAACCTGGATTTGTTTTCGCTGGAGATGTTTGAGAATATCGCTTATACCATGGCGAAGCACGGGAACCCGGAGATTCCGGATGACGTGGAGGAGTGGCTGGACGGGTTCAACACATTTTCCATTTACCAGGTGCTGCTCCAGTTGATTGAGTTGTGGGAGCTGAACGTGAAAACAGAGGTAGAGGCTAAAAAAACTTCGCCCGACAGAGCGGGAGATGACTACGCCGTTGTTCCTGCTTCGGTGCATACAGCTGGGGATTTCCATGGGGGATATGGAGCTGCTGTTTATTGGGTTGATTAATGATATGTATGCGGAGAGCAGGAATGATGAGTGGAAGTACCGGGAGCTGGCTACGCAGGAGGATATGGACGGGTTCTGATTTTCGTTGATATGCCGGTCTCTTTTTGTTATACTTGTTGATAGAAAGAGACTGGCGGGAGTCAGCGGTAAGTATGAATTGACCGAGCGGAAAGCGAGGGATGGTTCTAGACCGTCAGGTCAAGAAGATGGGCTATACAACAACTTTGAATTTGTAAGGTTGATTAAACATAAAAAAAGGGGAAATTTATGGCCATTTGTATAAAAGAAAATCAAGCTAAATCCTATTTTTATTTGTGTGGTATAAAACCCATAAGAGAAGTAAAGTTGGCCGAAGGCATAACTTTAATGCCAGCTACATCTACGCCTAATCCTGATGATATGATTGATAGCATTATGAAAAGCAATCATGCTTCAGAAGTGGAATTAGGGGTACTTATAGCTACTTTAAGATTGGTAACATCCCAAATAAAAATTGAAGGAGCTATAGGTAAAGAATTAGCTGTGAAAGCATGGAATGCACAGCAGATATGCGTACAGATGAGTGCCATACTTAATTGTGATTTGGCATGGTATTTTCAAGCTGATAGACCAGTTGAAAAGTTTAGTGCAGATATAGATATTCATATAATTATGGAGAATTTATATAAGATACCTGATGAATACATTGAGTTATCTGATGAAAAATGCTCTTTTTTGGAAACAAGAATTGAAAAGGCGTGTAAGCTAGCCGAAGCTAATGAAAAATTTTATTTAGCGACTAATGCAATGTGGAGTTATAGATTGAATTTTATGCCAGCAATAAGAATTAGTGTAATTTGGAGTGGAATAGAAGCGTTATTTATGGTAGACCATAATATCAAAAACACAATAGCAATAGTGTCATCTAGATTTATTTATGGTAACGATGATAAAATAGAAGATATAAAGAATTTGTATAAAGATGCAAGATGTAAGGCAACTCACGAATATCGAAATGGAACATATGATTTATATGAAAAATCAAATGAATTACTGTATAAATTAATACTAAAATGTATAGATGAAGAACATACCCCTGATGTGAATTGCATCTTTGCAAATTCCTAGTTTCAAGCAACAAATCTTAGCTGACAGGGCTGATAAGTTAGAAGAGAGGGGAGAAACATTATGAAAATGCCAAATGAAAAAATTGACACAATTATGTTTGCTCCTTGTGGAATGAATTGTTTCGTTTGCTATAAACATTGTTATCATAAAAGACCGTGTGCAGGCTGTTTAAATGGTGATATGGGGAAGCCGGAACATTGCCGCAAATGTAAAATAAAAGATTGTATAAAAGTCAAGGGATTGTCTTTTTGTTTTGAGTGTTCCGTATACCCATGTAAGCTGATAAAAAACCTTGAAAAGAGTTATAACAAGAGGTATCAGGCGAGTCTTATGGAAAACAGTGAATTTGTCCGTCAATGTGGTTTGGAACTGTTTATGGAAGAACAGAAGGGAAAATATACCTGCCCGAAATGCGGAGGGATTATTTCCATTCATGACAGGGAATGTAGTGATTGTCAGGAAAAATTGGAGTAGTGAATGTTTGACAGGAGGTGGTTGAAATGTGGGTTTGCCCAAAATGTGGAAGAGAATTTAAAAGCCAGAATCAGTCCCATTACTGTGGAAAAGTACCAATGACGATCGACCAATATATAGAAGCACAGTCAGAGGAAAGTCAGCCATATCTGATGGAAGTCCGAAAAGCATTACATGAAGCGATTCCCGAAGCACAGGAGCGTATTTCATGGAGTATGCCTACTTTTTGGAAAGGACATAACATCATTCATTTTGCCGCAAATAAAAAGCATATTGGTATATATGCAGGAGAAGAAGCAGTTGTTGAATTTGCTGAAATGCTGAGATTATATAAAACAAGCAAAGGAACAATCTAAATTCCTTATAAGCAGCCTTTACCGTTGGATTTGATTTCTAAAATTGCTGTTTGGTGTTATGAAACAGGCAACCACCCATAATCTAATAGAAATAACTGAATAAGGAAAGTACATAGGCGTTTGTCAGAAATGGCAGGCGCTTTTTTTCTATTCATTTTTGGGAGCCGGTAACGGCTCTTTTTTCGTTGTGGAAAGGCAGGTGGAGAGCGTGGCATCCAGAATCCAGGGAATTACAGTTGAAATCGACGGGGACACTACGAAACTTTCCACTGCCTTATCGAAAGTGAATAAGGAAATCCGGGATACGCAGGGGCAGCTTAAGGATGTGAACAAGCTGTTGAAGCTGGACCCTGGGAATACGGAGCTGATGGCACAGAAGCACAGGCTTCTGGCGCAGGCGGTCGGTGAGACGAAGGAGAAGCTGGAGGCTTTGAAGCTGGCGGGGCAGCAGGCCAATGACGCACTGGCGAGAGGGGAGATTTCCCAGAGCCAGTAGATGCCCTTCAGAGGGAAATCGTGGAGACGGAGAAGGCTCTGGAGGAGCTGGAGACGTAGGCGGGCAAGTCGGCGGTGGCCCTGCAGAAGATTGGGGAGACCGGGGAAAAGCTGAAAAGCGTGGGTTCTTCCATTGAAGGGGCAGGGAAGAAGCTGATGTCTGTGACGGCGGCGGCGGCCGTGAAGGTGGCAGCGGATTTTGATTCCGGCATGAGTAAGGTGGCGGCTGTGTCCGGCGCAGCAGGGGAGGATCTGGATAAGTTGCGGGAAAAGGCCTGTGAGATGGGGGCGAAGACGAAATTTTCCGCTTCGGAGGCGGCTTCTGCCATGGAGTATATGGCCATGGCCGGGTGGAAGACCGGGGATATGCTGGACGGCATTGAGGGGATTATGAACCTTGCGGCTTCTTCCAATGCCAATACCAATGTGTCCATGATGGGGGAGACGTTTAAG